GAAGCTGCTCGTATAATTGGTTATGATAAAATCAAAATAGCTAAGAGTAGTGAAAAAGATGCTAGTGATCTTTGGATTAAAGACTCTGATAAGGTGTTAAAAACAATCTATGATGCTGTAGATTATACACCTGCAGGTATTTTAACTAAAGATGAGCTTTGGTCTCAACTCGAAAAGTATAATGAAATCGAATCTGTGCCTTATCCTGACTTTATGGAGGGGCTAAATGATAAACTGAAAGGAATGCGCTTTGGTGAAATTACTCTCTGGACCTCTGGCACTGGTAGCGGTAAGTCTACTTTGCTCAGAGAAATCGGACTCCACCTCTTACAAAGTACACCCGACAAAATCGGCATCATCTCGTTAGAAGAATCACCTGCAGAAACTGCTAGAAAAATGGCAGGGATGTCTATACAGAAAAATCCAGCTAATGAGGAGATTCCGTTAGATGAACTTAAGGTGGGATTTGATAATATATTTGGTGATGATCGTGTTATGGTTCTTGATCACCAAGGTAGTATTTCAGATGGCTCTATTATGGATTTTCTTGAGTACATGTGCCTTAGTGGGTGCAAGTATTTATTTGTGGATCATATCACCATTCTGGCTTCCGAAGGTGCTGAAGGCCTTACAGGAAACGAAGCAATAGATAAGATTATGAATGATCTATTACGTCTTGTTAAAAAACATGAAGTATGGATTGGTCTTATTAGTCATCTACGTAAAACAGATAATAAAGGAAAAAGTTTTGAAGAAGGTAAACTACCGTCAATGGACGACATTCGTGGCTCTGGTTCTATTAAGCAAATCAGCATGGACATTATCGCTTTTGCTAGAAACGTTGGGTCAGACAACCCAGAAGAGCGGAACACTATTAAAACAAAAGTCCTCAAGTGTAGATACACTGGCCTCACAGGTCCGTCAGGAAGCCTCTACTATGACTTCGACACAGGACGCTTAAAGAAAGGTGCTAATGAATTTGAAACTGTTGATGAAATCCGAATATGAAATGGATGAACAACACTTAGTACTACTATCTATTATTTGTCAGCTTCTTGATGGAGGGGCTGACATCTCTAACCTTAATCCTGATGTTCAAGATTATTTGCAGGGTTTTGCTGATGATCTAAACAAAGAAGATGATGAGTTTATAGATATGATTTATTACTATGCTGACACATTCTTTAATAAAGTAAATAACAATAAAAAGGCATTTCACTAATGGAAAAGGAACTTGATAGATTAAAAAAGAAAGGCTATACAGATGAAAAGTTTGAAGCTTATCTTAATAATCCAAATGTAAAAAAGATTTATAATACTGCTATGCTTAATGAACTAAAAGCATTGTGGTATGCTGAAGAAATAATGGAACAAGAGAAAGAAACTCTTTCTATGCTTGCTGAAACAGATACAGCAATACCTGATGAATTTGAAGGTATGACTAAAGATGAATTAGATCAATATGCTATTGATACCTATGGTATTGATTTAGATAAGCGTTACTCAAAACAAAATATGATTAACGAATTAAAAGAAGAACTAAAAAAACAAAACGAAGAATAATAATTAATCTTCCATTACATTTAAAGGGGAAATAACATGGATCCATACAGAAGCTTTATCCACCTGTCTCGCTATTCACGTTTTCTAGATGAAGAAAATCGTCGTGAAACTTGGAAAGAGACAGTAGATCGCTTAGTCGGTTTCTGGAAAGACCAAGTAAGTAATAACACGCTTACTGAAGAAGAATTTAATGGCATCCACGATGCAGTATATAACCACGAAGTAATGCCTTCAATGCGTTCAATGTGGTCTGCAGGAGATGCTTTAGCAAAGAATCATTTCCGTGGTTATAACTGTAGCTTTGCTGCTGTTGATCACCCACGGGTATTTGATGAAATCCTGTTCATTCTTATGGCAGGTACTGGTGTAGGCTTTAGTGCCGAAGCCAAATACGTCAACAAACTACCAATTATTAATGATACTTTTGCTAAAACAGAACGTGTTATTCAGGTAGAAGATAGTGCAGAGGGTTGGGCAAAGGCTCTACGTAAACTTATTGCTGACTTATATTTAGGAAATATACATGAATGGGATTATAGTAAAGTTCGTCCAGAGGGCGCAAGACTTAAAACTATGGGTGGAAGAGCTTCTGGTCCGCAACCACTTGTGGATCTTTTTGACTTTGTAACTAAAACGTTTAAAGAAGCTGCGGGTCGTAAACTACGTCCAATTGAGGTACATGATATTGTTTGTAAAATTGCTGAAATCGTTGTTGTTGGGGGCGTCCGCAGGTCTGCTCTTATCTCTATGTCTGACTTGGGAGATCCTGAAATACGAGATTGTAAGTCAGGTCGTTGGTGGGAAACAGAGGAACAACGTGCGCTAGCAAACAACTCTGCTGTTTATGACCAAAAACCTTCTATGGCTGTGTTTATGGAAGAGTGGGTTTCACTAATGAAATCAGGCTCTGGTGAGCGGGGTATCTTTAGTCGTTATGGTGCTCAAAAGCAAAACAACGGTGGTCGTCGAGATTCTTCTCTTATTGAGGGCAGTAATCCTTGTGCAGAAATCCTTCTTCGTGGAAATCAGCTATGTAACCTTTCAGAGGTTGTATGCCGTGAAGATGACACAGAAGAAGATCTTTCTCACAAAATTCGCATGGCTACTATTCTTGGTACGCTACAATCAACTCTTACAGACTTTAAATATGTACGTAAGATTTGGCAAAAGAACTGTGAAGATGAGCGCCTACTAGGTGTATCACTAACAGGGATTCAAGATTGTCGTATTTTACGGAATCCTGATCCAGCAATGTTACGGAGGTTGAAACAAGTAGCAGTTGACACAAACAAAGAATATGCTGAAAAGTTGGGCATTAATCCTTCGACAGCGATCACTACGGTTAAGCCGAGCGGTACTGTTAGTCAGCTTGTCGATAGTTCTTCTGGTATTCATGGACGTTTTGCGCCTTATTACATTAGGTCCGTTCGACAGTCTAATAATGACCCCTTAACACAAATGCTTAAAGATCAAGGAGTTCCTAACGAAGAAGACGTTATGAACCCCGCTAAAACAACTGTGTTCTATTTTCCAATTAAATCCCCTGCAGGAGCGACTTTAGCTAATGAACAGACTGCCTTGCAGCAGCTTGAAAACTGGCTTAAGTTCCAAGAAAATTGGTCTGAACATTCTGTTTCTGTAACTATCTATGTTAAAGAAGATGAATGGATGGAAGTAGGTGACTGGGTTTATAAGCACTTTGATCAGATTACAGGTATTAGTTTCTTGCCTTATTCTGAGCATACTTATCAGCAAGCGCCTTATATGGCTTGTTCTGAACAAGAGTATATTAAAGCTAAACATGCTTTCCCCGAAGTAGACTTTAGTATGCTACCAAACTATGAAATCGAAGATAACACAGAGGGCGCTCAAACGTTAGCGTGTGCTGCTGGTGGCTGTGAGATCTAAACGTCAGATCGGTAAAGTTGAATCACCCTGTATAAAAGTTTGTCAAATAAAAGATGGCTATTGTACAGGGTGTTTTAGAACTATCGATGAAATCCGTGATTGGATGATAATGTCAGAGTATGAACAAAAGAAACTTAAGTATGAACTTATGTGGAGAAAAGAAAATGGGTGAAGCTTTAATAGCCTTTAGTATTCTTGCTATAATCGTGTTAGGTTTTGTTTTTGTTGTAATATCTGAAAAATAATACCTGACGTTAAAGAACAATTAATAGAAAGTATTAACAATGTGGGCCTTAGTATGGTTACAACTTATAAGTATTGACGGTAGTATAAAATATTATCATATTAGTACTTATAATAATAAAGATCAATGCGAAAAAGAACTTAACTCTGCTAATATGTTAGTTGGTGACAATGAAGTATTAGTTTGTTTAGATCTTACGAAAGGTAGAAAATGATAGTCCAAAGGCGATCTATTATAACTGGTCAAGTCAATACTATGAATATTGATTGTACCGAAGAACAACTTAAAAGACATCAGATGGGAGAACTTGTACAAGATGTTTTCCCTAACCTATCCACTGATGAACGAGAGTTTTTAATTTCAGGAATAACTCCTGAAGAGTGGAATAATCAATTTCAAGAGAGTAAGTTATGAAATATGTGAAGAAAAATGGAAAGAAGACATCACAAGGTAAACGTAATGTTAAGATGTCATCTATGAATAAACATAAGAAGCGTAATAGAGGGTTGTACAATGGCGGAAAATAAAGGCGGTGCCTATATATTTGGAGCTCTTATTGGAACTTTAATTGGTTTTACAATAACAGCAACTTTAACAACTTACGTGGGGCTAACTGTTCTTGGTTGGCTTGGAATTAACTAATGGCAGACGTTGTTGACATTACTGATAGGATTAGAGAACGAAATAATTTAACAAAGGCTGAAAAGCATAATGAAGTTTTGGATTATTTAGAAGAAATCTTTCACGGCGTAATCTTAGTAGAAATTTGTGAAAATGGAGCTGTCAACATATCATCAACTCAAACGAATCCAGAAGATATAATTGATGTTCTTGTAAGTGCTGCTTTTAAAGTAAAAGATGAAATGGATAAGGAAAAATGATTTATGCAGCGATCCTAGTGTACTGCACTATGGATTTAAAAAAGTGTCAAGTTGTAGCGCATCAAGTGCTGCACCCTACAGAAGAATCTTGCCTAGAAGGTCTAGGTATAGGTTATGGACTTTATGAAAAGCAAGGATATGCTATACCCTTGTATAAATGCGTAGTTATAAAAGAAGATGTAAAAAATGGTTGATATTATTGTTAGGCGTTTTTACTTTACGAAAGAAAGTGAATGGTCTCGAAATGTCCGTAGAGATGACAAGGATGGGCCTTGGTGTCGTTATGAAGATGTAGAGAAACTACTGGAACGCATCGGAGAACTGGAAAAAGGAAAAACAGATGATTAAATGGTTTTGGCGATGGATGAACTACGTAGTAACGTGGCGTGAACATCGTCGAGTAATTAAAGAACTAAACAGACTAACAGACAGAGAACTAGCAGACATTGGTATTGCTCGTGCAGACATTGACCGACTGGTCTGGCTAGGTGAAGATAAATCAATGCGTGGACGAGGAAAAGAATGAGTGAAGAAGAGCAGCTAGATGAAATGGTTGATGAAATGTTTGAGAGTTATTGTGAGGGTGGCTTTGATTTTGATACTGATCAATCTCTTAATGACATCTTTAAAATGATTTTCAGTGATGCGGTACGGATGACTTTGTCTGTACTGGAATCTCAAGAAGAAGAAGAACATGAGGAAACTGCTTAATGTACTATGTTATAGGTAAGGATAATTGTCCTTGGTGCCAGAAAGCAAAAGCTTTACTTGATAAACCTGGGAATCCTCCTTATGTGTATAAAAACTTAGACAGACTACCTGAAATTAAACGAGAATTTTGGGTAGACTTTGTTAAGAATGAACTAAGCAAAACTACTGTACCTGTTATTATTAACGTTGTAGGCGGTTATGAAGATCTCGAGGAAGAACTAAATGACTACTGAAACCAAAAAGAAACGTGGACGTCCACCATCTAAGGTAAAGTTAAAACACAACCCCAAGACAGCCAAAGAAGACTTCTTTAAGAAATATAAAGATGTTACTGACTTTGGTATTTATGGTGTTGATGACTTTACTAAAGAGATTATCGAACACTTGTGGAATAATCCAGAAATAACTTTTTATGTAACAGATGAGAATAACTCTCGTTTAGGTAACATGAATCGTTACTTTGGTCAAAGAAGTTTTTCTATGTATCGTTGGAATGTCTTTCCACCAAGTGGCTTCATAGAAGAACCTCCTGTTGACATTATCTTGGTTGCTAAAGACAACTATGAAAGTGTAAAACAAAGGCCAAACCCTTATGGTGTTAAACTATTACTATTGGAAGAAATATGATTAGTACTACTGAAACTTTTATTCCTAAAAATCAAAACAAAGACTATATGATTGTTGATTTTGTTGAAATGCGAAAAACTCATAATGCTGTAATGGCAGACATTATGGCAGTTAGTTACAAGGGTAAAACTTATGAACTTCTTTGGGATGATTACTACTCGTACTTCTCAGGTAAAGTTGATGGAGAGTGGGGCTTTATACCTTAAAAGAGTCCTTACTGCTTTTTCAGTCTTAATTAACGTACTCCTTGGTGGAAGTAATAACCAAACTTTTTCTGCAAGAAATCATTCTTGGAAGAGAAACGGTTATCCTAACTTGGTTTGGTTTATAGACAGTTTCCTTGGTAAAGGTCACTGTTTAGAATGTTGGGTGTACTGGAAGGTACGCCGCAAATGGTAAAGTTTTTTGCTCCTCTCTGGTGGTCCTTCGGGACTGCTGGAGAGGGGCTTTTATTTTTTTTTTTTTGAAAGATCAAAATGTTATATTCAGAAGATTATCAGAAACAACTTCAACAAGTGCATAAAGAACACAAGTTAAATGGTGGCTGGGGCGGTGGTGTATCGACTAAAGTTAAGTGGATTATCCCTAAAGCTAAGACTTATTGTGATAAGCGTATCTCTTCAGTCTTAGACTATGGTTGTGGTTCTGGAAAGTTTAAAGAAGAGTGTAATAAGCTTTTTCCTGAAATAGAAGTTTCAGAGTATGATCCTGGAATTCTTGGTAAGGAATCTCCCCCTGAACCTAAAGATTTTGTTGTTTGTGTTGATGTTTTAGAACACATAGAACCTAATTCTTTAGATGAAGTCTTACAACACATAAGGGATTTAAATACTTATGGTGCCTTATTACAGCCTTGTTTAGTTAAAGCTGATACTCTTTTACCTGATGGTCGTAACGCACATCTAATAGTAAAGTCTGCTTATTGGTGGTTAAGCCAGTTTGAGAAATACTTTGAAAGGCGACATATACACTATTCTACACAGTATCATATGGCAGTATTTGTCGAAAACAAATGAAATGGATATTAATTTTTATTAGTTACAATAATGGTCATGTTATGACTGTTGGTAACGGTGTCTTTGAGACACACATGGAATGCTTTGCTGCTAGAGAGATTCTTAGCAGTGAAGTCGGTGGGGGTAATGGTTACTTCCCTCCTAACTTGCAAGCTATTTGTATGCAAGTTGAAAACACATAATACACACACAGAAAGAATATACAATGGAAAAATATACAAAGAATCCTTATCAAATCCGTTATGACGTACTAGCAATGGCTAAAGACATGATGGATAAAGCTTATGAAACTAACATGACTATTGCTGAGAAAGCAATGGAAACTTATAAAGACAATGCAGAAGAAGCATTAAAGGCATGGAAGAACTATGTGCCTGTAATGTACACCCCAGATGAGATTAAAAAGAATGCAGAAAGTCTTTATGAATTTGTTGTGAGTAAGCCTCATGAGAAATAACCATTATGCTTATGCTAGGAAACTTAGAGCAAAAGTTCTTAAACTCTTAATGAGAAAACTTATCAAGGGTTTTCCAGTAATTTTTCCAGATAAATATCTGAAAAATAATACCTGACGTTTAAGAATAACTTTGCTAAGGTTCTACCAAAGTGATACTATAGTTGCTATCTACTGACATCTGAAAGATAGTTGCTAATTCCCCCCGATGATGTCCTTTCTAGCTTCCCTTATAAGCTTTTTTCGGGGGGTTATTAAGTATCACTTTGGTATCCTTAGTGTAAGTATTTATTATTTTGTTTTTTATGTTAATATTTTCTATTATTTTGTTTTTATTAATAATAAATTTTTAATATTTTCAATAGCTTATTAAGAGAACCTATTAAGTTGTTGTAAGTATTAAGAAAATATTTTGAAATTTTTTATATCATGGCAATATAACTTTTACAGAACCTGAAAGGAGGTCATTATGCCAGACAACCGCAAAGATAAAACTGGAGGCCGTAAGCCTGGAAGTGGACGTCCTAAAGGCTCTAAAAACATTAACTCTATGGCATCAGTACGTAAGCTTGAAGAGCTTGGTTTTGATCCTATTGAGATGATGGTTAAGAAGTATCAAGAGATACAATCTAAGTTAGACTATTTAGAAGAAATTGGTAAGCATACTTCTGGTGCTTATGCACAAATGACCGCTACACAAGGTACACTTATTAATAACCTTATGCAGTATGGTTATAAGAAGATCCCTGATAAAATTGAACAAGAGGTTACTGAAAAGAAACCTATTAGCATTCTACTCACAGATACTAATGAAAAAGAAAAAGAGGATACTTCCAATGAGTGAGAAAGAAGAATCTTGGCACCTGTCTAAAAGTGTGCCTATCACGTTTATTTTAACAATTGTTATGCAGACTGTTGCTCTAGTGTGGTATGTATCGAGTCTTGACTCTACAGTCACAACTAATACAAAAGAAATTGCAAGACATGAAGTTCGTCTTATAGAACTTGAAAGATTAACACAGGAACAGGCTGTTATGCTTGGTCGCATCGATGAAAATATAAAGGCTATCCGTGATAGCGTTGAGTCCATGATGCGGAGTAGGGCTAACTAAAAATGGACCCTATTAGCTGCGTAACTCTTGCGGCTGGTGCTTTTAAGACTATTAAGGCTGCTATAGGCGCTGGAAAAGACTTACAAGATATGACTAGCCAACTATCCACTTGGGGTAAGGCTTTTAGTGACTTTACTAACTTAGAAGAGAGAGCTAAAAACCCCCCGTGGTGGCAAAAAACGTTTAAAGGCAGTGATGAAGAGACTGCCCTTGAAATATTTGCACACAAGAAGAAAATGGAACAAATGCGTAAAGAGATCAAAGATCATATCTCTTGGCATTATGGACCTTCTGCTTGGGAAGAAGTATTACAGATAGAAGCAAGTATGAGACGTAAGAGAAAACAAGAGTTGTATGCTAAACAACAACGTATGGATGCTATTATCAACTGGACTGCAGGGCTAGCTATTTTTGGTCTTGGTCTTGGTATGATGATATTAATCTTTTATTATATTGGTGTAGCACAAGGAAAGTGGTAATGCGAAAGTATGTTTATTATGATGACAAAGGAAAAGTCCTCATAATGACTAGACATAAACGCATAGGCGAGGAGTATGTTAAAAATGTCCTATCACAAAGGAAAAACAAAAAGCAAACCAAAAAAAGCCCAAGGAAAAGTCCCAAAAGGGTATCATCGGATGCCTAATGGAAAGCTTATGAAGGGTGCTACTCATAAGAGTGGAAGGAAAAAGTAATGGCTAGAGCAAATCCACGCATTTGGGAAAGAGCAAAGGCTAAAGCTAAGGCTCGTATGGGTGGTAAACA